CCCATAGAAAGCGGGGTACGTCACTGCGTTGTGCACGAGCTCAAGCTTGACCTGCCTGCCGGGGACAAGGTTCGGATAGGTCGAGGCCCCGCTGTCGAACGGCGAGTAGTCGCTGGACGTGTTGACGAGCGCGATCGACGCCGTGCCCATCCCAAACTGGTCGTTAACGCTGGCCCGGCCCCGGCTCCACGAAGCCTCGTGCACGTCGGCGCTCACGTCCTCCCCGGCGTCGGCGAAGTCTCCGTCGTCGTTCAGGTCGATGTACACCTTCGGCTGGATGAAGAGCGTCATGACACCAGCCCCATCGCGCCCGTACCGCGCATGTGCCGTTGCAGGGCTTCGGCGATCTGCGGGATTACGCGCTCGACGGACGCGCCATCAAGGGCGTAGATGTAGAAGATGGGCGCACTGCCGCCTGCGCTGCCGTCCCGCGCGTGGTCGCTGCCACCACCAACCGGGATCACCTGCTCACCGCCGTGCACGACAGCCAGCCGGGGCTTGCCGGTGGGGCCGGGAACGGTGCCGCCGAACTGGAAGCCCGGTATGCCGGGGACTTCGAAACCGGGCGTGAGGTCGGGGATCAGGTCAAGCGGGTTGGGGATCGGCACTGACAGCATGCCGTTGATGAGCCCCTGAATCAGGTCGCGGCCCCACTGCCAGAGCCTGCCCGAAGCATCTCCCATCGCTGCCACGATGCGGCCCGGCAGTCCGGTAATGAAAGGCAAGACGGTACCAGTCACAAAGCTCTCAGCGCCATCCTTAAGGCCGCGTATGAGCGCCGCGCCTGCGCCGTAAAGGAGAGTGCCCAGGTCGCCGAGCGCCGCCAGCAGTCGCGCCGGGATGCCCTGCACCAGCGTCAGCAGCGCGCCCAGGATCAGTTCAGCGGCGGCGAGCATGGCGTTCCACGCCGTCTCGTGTATCTCCTTGAACTCCTGCCACGCCTTGTCCCAGTCGCCGGAGAAGATCGCCTTCCAGAACTGGAAGATGTTGATGATCTCCGCGAGCGCCGTCTCGATGAACAGGACGTAGCCCTTGAAGTACGTCTCGACGAGCGTCTTCAGCGTCTCGAATACCGCCATCGCGATCTCGCCGATGACGGGAAGCCCTTCGATGGTCGTGATAATCGAGCCGACCGCCTCATCGACCTTCGCCTTGAGCTCGTCCCAGTTGTCGCGCACCAGGCCGATGACGGTAATCAGTCCGACAAGGGCGGCGATGGCGACAGCGCCCGGCCCAAAGGCCACGAGAATCGCCACGCCAATCGCAGTAATGGCCGCTATCAGGACGATCTTGTTGCCGAGAATGTACTCCACGACCGGCGTCAGGGCCTCGCGGATCGTGTCCAGTCCGGTGACGAACGCCGACGCGAACGATTCCAGCGTAGGCTTCAGGTCGTCGAACACTTCCTTGACTGCCGCTGCCGCCTCCGGGACATGATCTTTCAGCCACGGCACCACGACTTCAAGCGCCGCCGTGACGTGGGGGAGCGCCTGTAGCCCCAGCTCCATGAGGGCGATCTTGGCCTCATTAATCGCCTTGTTGAGCTTGAACGAGAATGTCTCCTGGATCGTCTTGGCCGCCGCGTCGGTGGCCCCGGTGGAGACCGCCATCTCATCCATCGCGCGGGACATCGCCTCCGCGTTCGGCCCCGTGATCTGGAGGACGGCGTTCATCGCCTCGACTGACCCGAACAAGTCCTTGAATTCCTGATCCGGCATCGAGTTACGCAAGTCCTCGAAAATGCCCGATGCCGACTTGCCGGTACCGATCAGTTCTGCAAATGACTTACCCGCAAGTCCCCGGATGGCAACGTCAAGATCAGTGCCAGACTTCGACGCCTCCACGAACGCCTGCCGGAGCTGTGTCGTCGCAACTGATGTCGGCACGCCCTGAGCCGTCATTGTGGCCAGCGCTGCCGCTACCTCCCCGAACTCCACTCCTAGCGATGCCGCTGTCGGGATGACATTGAAGAGGGCCGAGGAGAGTTGCCCGAAGTCGGTTTTCCCGAGCCGCACAGCCGTGAACATCTGGTCGCTGGCCTGCTGCGCCGAGATAACCTCCGCCCCGTAGGCGTTGACCACGGACGTAATGCCGTCCACCGCCGTCTCAAGGTCCGTGACGCCGCCGATAGCCGCCTTCGCCGCCGTCTCCATGAAGGAGACCACGTTGTCAGGCGGCACGCCCGCAGAGATCGCCTGGTAGAGCGCCGGGATGCTTTCGTTCGTGGCGATCCCGAACTGCTTGGAGACGCCGAGGATGTCCTTTTGCAGCGTGCCGAACGCCTCTTCGGACAGCGTGGGCAACAGCGTCTTGACCTCTGCGAAGCCGGTCTCGAAGTCCGCCGCCATCTTGAGCGACGCCACGCCCAGTCCGGCGAGCGCGGCACCGCCGGCGAGCGCGCCCGTCCTCAGCGCTCCGCCAAGCGCGGAGCCCAGCCCGGACGCCTTGCCGTGAATGCGGTCAAGCGTGCCCGAGGCCGAGTCTTTGCCCTTGACCTCGATGACTACATCGTTGGCCAAAGCTAGCTCCCCGCTGCCTCCGCGCGGCTGAGTATCATCAGCCGCATAGCCTCGTCTTCAGACGGCCCATCTCTCCGGAAGTCCTCCGTTTCCTGCGAGAAGGACATCAGCCAGAGATGGCGATACACCGCCTCGGCTGGCTCGCTTCCTATCGCCCACGGATATCCGCCGTATCTCTGTGCCAACATCTCGTATAGTTCGGCCCGTGCTAATTCTGCGGGCTTGCCGCCTTCTCCCCGCTGGAAGGCGTTGAGCCGTTCTGTAAATTTGTCTTGCCCTCCTTCATGAAGGCTGCGTACTGGCGGATGGCCTCGTTCAGGACATCAAGCGGGACTTGCGCCAGCGCCTTGCTGGTAATCTTGACCGGCTTTCCTGCTTTGTCCTCAACGTTCCAGTTCAGAAAGACGTGCTCGGCGGCAAAGTCCAAGAACGCCCGAGTCTTCTCCTGGTCGTTCTTGCCCTCTGCTTCGGCCTGCAACGCCTGTAGTTCGTCAACTTGGTCCATCGTCGTGTCGCGCGACGCCCAGATTTCCAGACCTTCGACGCCGTAAGTCTCGTCGAACTGGATGAGCACCTTGCGCGGCGTGAATTGAAATCCCATTGTCACGGCCTCCTTTCCAGAAGGGGCTAAGCGGGCGTCCGGCTGCCCCGGCGCCGATGAAGAGCGCGGCAGGAAGCCCGGCCGGGCCGCACTCACCGCCCGCTATCTAACTTGCTACGCCCACGTGGGGACTGTGCCGTCGGACAGGTTGGCCGTGATACTGCCGCCCAGCGATCCGTCCGCCCCGCGCACGACCGGGAAGTCCGTCAGCAGTAGCTCCATTGCTAGCGTGTTCCCGGAATGCGTGAAGGTGTGCGTCCGGCCCGTCTGTGACGCGGCAAGCGTCCGGTAGGCCGAGAGCACCGTGTAGATGCCTGTCGTCGCCGCGTCGTTGAACGTGTAGGCGTAGTTCATCGACCCGTCGGCGAGCAGCAATATCCGCTCCATTGCGCTCTTGTCCAGTCCGGACACGTCCCCTTGCGCGCTGGGCGTGTTGATGGTCAGCGAGTGCACGTCATTGAGCACCGCCCTCTGTGTCCCGGCTGCGTCGTCGATGCTGAAGGTGGTAACCCCCAGCCCGCTCTCCTTCGCCATGTCCTACTCCTTTCCTGCCATCTCGTTCTTACGAGTGGTTGCTGCGATTAACGTTCTGGCCCCGCCGTCCAGCCGGGTGTGCCATTCTTCTCTTACCGTCTTGCGCGTGCCCGCGATGTAGACGGGGTCGTCCTGCCAGTCCATCTGATGGCCCAGGCATTCGCCCGGCGAGAAGTGGAACGTCAGGACGCCTTCAAGGCCGCCCATGACCCGCTCCTCGAAGCGCCCCAGCTTGCCCTCCCGGATGAAGCGGGCGGCGTTGGCGTCCTGGGGATCGGCCAGGTTGAGCGTCACGTCCCAGCCCTTCTCGTAGCGCTCACAGCCGTCCTTGAAGCAGCGCCGCATCCCCTTGCGCTTGAGCACACTGAGCGACTGCTGGCCCTCTTGCTGGCCGTACCCGGCGACTGACAGTTCCTTGCCGCTCCTGTAGAACGTGCTCATGGTTGCTCCCCCTTCCACCACGCAAGAGTTAGTTGCTGCAACGGTCCAAGTTCGCGCTGGACTGATGTCGCTTCGGGGGGCGTGACATCTCGCACCTCCACCGGCGCTCCGATGACTAAATGGTCACTCGCCAGCGCTTCGTCAATCAGTCCAATTAGCCACTCGCGGGTGTTCTCGCGGGTCTGCTCGTCCAGCATCACGAGTACGCCCCTTCGTTGCGGTTCGCGGTGTAGTAGCGGATTATCATCACCGCGTAGTCCATGCTGCTGAACCCAAGCGATGTGGTGAGCGCCAACCGCAGGTACTGCTCCACCGTCTGCGTCAGGCTCGTCTCGATGCGCTCCGTCACAGGGGCTGTCGTGATCTCCGCGAACGCGCCGCCTGTGACATTGGCGTAGGGGTCGCCGCCGCCGTCGTTGCTCGACTCCTGGATGGTGATCGTGGCGTCGGTGCCAGTGAAGGCGAAGACGTGCAGGTAAGCCGCGAGGCCAAACGCCGCGGACGTGGCCCGGATGTCGTCGCCGAAGTCCACGCCGGTCGTGTTCGCGGCGCCCGTGGCGTTGTCGCTCCCTGCCGTCATCTGCTTGCCCCACTCCAGGGCGTAGCCGTTGCCGAGCGTCATTACCGGCTGGATGATGTCGCCGTCCTGTGAGCGCGTGAGGCCGAAGCTGGTCTTGTGCGCGACGTGCGAGGCTGCCGGGTTGCCGAGCGCCGTGCCCCGGAAGTACGTTACGAGTACGTCCGTAGCCGCCGCCCGGAGCACGGGATGGGCTCTACCGGCAGCGTCATTGAAGTAGGCGTCGAAGCCGATTTCGCTGGAGACGAGACCAAAGGCGCGCTCCATCGCGCTCTTGTCGATGCCCGTGCGGTCAAGAAGAGTGGACGGCGCGCCCGCTCGCGTGACGGCCTTGATGTCGTTCGAGAGATCGTAGCCGTTGTAAAACAGGGCATCCCCTAAGCCCGACTGCTTAGCCATCCGTCACCTCCCGCTTGCGCACGCCCACGCGCTCCGCGATCCCGCGCTCGCACGCACGCGCGGCGTCCATGTGCGCGGGCGGCTCGAAGACATCGCCCGCCTTCCAGTCGTGCCACTCCGCGTACTCCGGGTCCTTCGGGTCGCTGGACTTCCGGATGCTCATGTTTGTCAGTGCCCGTAGCTTCATAGTCATCTCCTACTGCGCAAAGGTCGCTGAATCGTCCACGATCATTGGGATGCTGATGTCCGCGATCCGGTACATGATTCCCGCGCCTCCCCGGTCTCGGCCTACCGCCAGGTACCCGAACTCCACAGTGACGCCCAGCGGCTCCACGTTGCGGATCGTGCCGCCCAGTTTTAAGTCCCCAAAAATGTCTTCCTCGACCTCGGCGATGATGTCGTCTAGCAGGTATTCGGTATCTTCCGGGGACTCGAACGCCTTCTGGTAGATGCGCACAACGGCCGTCCGGCGCTCGACTGTCTTGCCCAGGGTTGTGGTGGTGTGCTCATACCGGCGCAGGATTACCGCCGCGTGCGGGCTGTTCGGAGGCTCCGACGGATCGCCGATAGAGACGGACTTGAAGCGCCCGCTGGCCTGCAACTTGGACTTGAGGCTCAGGAGGACGGTCTTGATCTTTACCGCCATTTGTCGGCCGCCTTCTTGGCCCACTTCCTGACGATGTCGAGCTTCATGCCCTCCAGCTTCTGGCGCGCGTTGCGGAACATCGCGTAGCCCTTGAAGCGGCTCGTCGCGTTGCGTGTGCCGACGCCCTCCAGCCACGGGCCGTAGACGACGCCGGAGTCGTGTATCCTGCCGTGCAGCGTGCCGGTCATCTCGCCGTGGACGCTGCGCTTGTAGTGGCCCGTCACCAGCCCGTGTCCGGGGTAGAGTTGTGCGTCTACGGCCTTCTCGCCTTCGTTCACGAGTTCCCTGACCGCGCCGTTCAGCGTCTCGGCCATGACCATCGCCGGCGGCGAGCCATGAAAGAAGGGGCCGTGCAGGCTGACGCTGACATCAATCTCGGGCATCAGACCGCCCCCACGAGCCGCCGCTGGTAGTTCCGGCGGACTTGCTCTTTGCGCTTGATCAGCGCGGCGTGCTTCGTCTCCACGCTGGCCTCCGCCGACGCGCCGACCATCCCCGTCCAACCGCCCTGCTCGGCGAAGTAGTAAGCGGTAGCGAGCGCCTGACAGAGACCCGCCACGTCCGCCGGGGGAGCGTACTTGGAGATGGCGGCCGCAGTGGAATGGCTCGCCGCCGTCGTGCCGTTCTCCCCGCGCGTGACTGTGAGCGTGCGCGGGGCGTACACGTCCTGCGCATCGGAGTGCGCCGCCAGCACGGAGCCGTCGTAGGACCGCTCCACCGCCAGGTCATTCCCCGAGATGGAGACGACGCGCATCTTCTCGCTGTTGATCGTGATCACCTCCCCGGCCTTGACCAGCGTGCCGTCGGTGACGGTTACCGTCGTCTCGCTGCTGTCCGCCGTCAGCGCCCCGTTGGTGTTGGCGGTCGTGTCCAGGAGCGCCATCGCGGAGACGAACATCTGCTCCGTGCCAATGAGGATGCAGTCGCCTACGTCGATAAGGCTGGAGTCCGTGACGTCGAGCGCCGTCTCGCTGCCGTCGTCCTCCTCGGCAAGCGCCCCTGCGGCCTTCGTGTCCTGCCCGAGTCCCCATGAGCCGGTCACACGTAGCTGCCGCTGATGGGTGTCCTTCGCGCTGTAGAAGGCGCTGGACGCGAGGTCAATCTCGATCCAGTGGTAGGGCGGGCCGATGTTTACGGGCTCAAGGAAATAGTCAGTGGAGGCGATGACCGTTACGTCGTCGCCCTCTTTAGTCAGGGCGGTCGCCGACAGCAGGGGCGCGTCCAGCATCAGCGTGTAGACATTGCGGGCGTCGGGCTGACGCCATGCGTAGGAGCGCGTCGTGGTCGCTGGGATGAAACCCCATGTACCGTCGGAGTTAATCAGATTGTCGATCTCGCGGGACGCAGCCTCTATGTGGGCGTCAACCTGGGCGTCCTTTTCCGAGCCCGATATTCCGCAGGCCCGCTTGACCAGGCCGCGCGTCGCATACCAGCGCTTTGCCATTGGCTCGCTCCTTGCTTTCTCGGTGTGAGCCGGTTTATTCGATTGCTACGGCGTCGCCCTTCCGTACCCGAGCCTTCGCCGCCTTCCATAGATCGGGCGGCTCAACGCCGTGGCGCTCCGCCTTGTGCAGCATCTCGCCGTGCGCCTCCTGGAATTGGGAGACATTCAGCGGCGCCGCCTTCGTAGGCCGTGGCGCATATCCCGCTATTTCAGGGATGCCGCTACATGGCGCACGCTGCGCCTCCGAGCCGCAGTCCGGACACTCGATGCTCTTCACATCGACTCCTTCATGCCGCTCGCTGACATGCCCGGAGGCGCAGCGATAGTCGTACAGTGGCATGGCCTAATAGGCGAGGCTCGCCGGGAACTGCGCGAACTGAAGAGCCGCGTGCCCCGTGATGTCAGCGGTCGCCGATCCGAAGTGCCCACAGAGCGAGCCGGGGTTGGTCAGGACTACAGGCGTCCGTGACTTGCAGCTGAAGACCTCCGCAATCCATGAGCCCATCGCTCCGGCGGGGTCGGCGATAACGTCCTCGGAATACTGCTTGCGGCCCAGCTCTACGGAGGCCGGAACAGCCGTCTTAGCGGCGGCTACGATGTCCGACCCCTCGATGGTGTAGAAAGTCCCTGAAGCAGCGGCGGCGCTTGTTGCCGCCTTGTTCATCTGTTCGGGCACGTAGACCGTGCCACCGGACGAGTACCGGGCCTTGTCCATGTCGGCCTCAAGCATGGCCGCGATCAGCGTTGACGTGCTGTGTGCCACCGTGTTGACCTCGAACAGAAGCGGGATAATTGCCCCTGAGGTGCAGTCCGCTACGATCACCGGCTTGGTGTCATCCAGCGGGCCATTCGTCGTGATGGGTGCGTCCTCAGTCCCGGTCTGGATGTGGAAACAGTAACCGGAGAGGAGAAGCTGCGTGTAGAAGTCCACCACGACCTGCGCCCCCATGCGGTTGATGATCGCCCGATCGGCCTGACCTTCACCGATTGACGGGATGTCCTTGTGCCTTACCAGGAATACATCGTCTCGTGCCATTTCGTCCGTCCTTTCTCTATCCCGCGCCGCGTCCCGCTGGTTAGGGCCGTCTTGGATTCGGCCCAGCGCGGTTGTTACCTATTTCGATGCCCCGAACGCTATGAAGTTCACCAGTCGGGCGTTGTCGGTAGAGGCTATTTCAGTTGGATTACCTGCTGCGCCGCCGGTCGTCACCTTCCACGCATAGACATTGACGGTGGCCCCGCTGATCGCTGATGAGACCTGATTCGGGTCGGCTCCTGTGGCTGCCGACCCCTCAATGCTCACCACGGCTCCGTAGAGCAACTGCAGATAGGCCGAGAGATCAATCGGCGTTGGGTTGCCGCCATCGAGCGTGACAGTGCCGAAGATGAGCCGGACTCTTCCAGCGCCACCCTTGCCAACTTGCACATCCTGCGTGATCACCACATCGCCGGCGGCCATTTATCGCTTCTTTCCCCCGCGCGCGCGCCTGTCCGGCACCACGAGCCCCGTCTCGGTCTCTGTGCTCATTGCACTCAGGTCAGGTTCCGGCTCCGGCTCTGGTTCTACTACAGGCTCGCCCTTGACTGTGAAGGTGCCGGGGCTGTCCCGCAGGAGCAGCGCTGCGGTCTCCTCGTCGAGGTGCAGTTCCTGCCCGGCCTCGTAGGAGCCGAGACTGGAGCGGTAGCGCCCGTTGACGTACAGCACTACGGTCATGAGGACGCCATCCCTGTGTCTTCGACGACTTCCTGCCACTCCCAGCCGTCCGTCGCGTTGTACTTGCCGACGTAGCGGCCAAAGCCGCCCACGGCGGAGAGCGTCAGGGTCGTGTGCCCTGTCTGGTTGACCGGACTGCTTGCTGTGATAACGCAGTCGCCGCCGTCCACCACCATTACGATATCCAGTTGCTGGCCACGGAATGTCGGGTCGGGCAGGGTGCGGGTCTCGACCCCGACTGTGGTGATCTCAAGGATGCCGGAGCGGGACACGTCGATTGTGCCCGCGTCGCCCGGATCGGGGATAATCGCAGGCTCCACACCGAGGGCGTGGATGTCTTCGAGTTGCGGTTTACCGCCGAGTGTCATCTCAAACCCTCCCTAAACCGTCACGTCGTAGATGCCCGCCGCCACATTGCCGCCGAAGCGGGTGAAGGCCCTGCGGGTGTAAAGCTCGAACAGGAACTGGTCGGTGCGCTGGATGCGGTCGAAGAACAGTTGCACGTCGCGCCGCACGCCGCCGAGGAAGCCGCTGGGGTTGAACAGCGTGATCTGCCCCTTCGTGTTGCTCGCCTCTGTCGTGGACGCCTTGCCATCGGCCTCCGTCTTGGTCGCGTAGCCGGGGCTGACGATCGGGATGCCGTAGACGTTCCCAAGCTCGCCGGTCACGATGGTGGCGTTGGCCCCGTACTTGTCCACCGTGGTCACCTTGTCGCCGTCCAGCATCGCCATGTAGGTGGCCCAGTCGGCGACGAGGAGCAACTCACGGGCGTTGCTGCCCCAGTTGATGTTCCCGACGGCGCTGTCAACGTCGTCGTCGGTGCCGTTCAGCTTGCCACGGGCGACGTTGATCTCGGCGAAGTCCAGAGCCGCCGCCATGTCCTTGCCCTGACCTGTGGCGTCAACCAGCCAGTAATGCCGGATTCCGTCCCAGGCGAGGTAGTGCTTGGTGTCGGCGGGGTTGGCGTCGTCGAGGTTGATGTTGCCGGTGCCCGCGTTGGTCGTGTCGCCGTTGAGGTAGGCCGAGCCCAGGTGCGCCCCCGCCGACTGGTTCAGCTTCTCCCGCAGGAACGGCGTGAAGGCGATGATGCTGTCTTCGCTCATCTCCCCCGACCAGATTTGCTGGATCGTGAACTTCTTTGCGGTGAGCGTTACCCGGCTGGACGGCGTCTTGCTCGTGGTGTACGCCACGGCGCTGGACGATGTGGACTCGCCGACGAACAACATCTCGGGCAGCGCGCCGTCGATGGGAACGTAGGTCGTCGGGTCGGTCAGCGGCACTTCGCGGATGCGGCCCACGATGGAGTCCAGGTTCCGCGCGGCCATCCACATGTCGCGGACGTACTGAGCGCCGATCAGCTCCAGGCCGAAGCCCGTTTCGGCGGTGTCCATCGCGCGCGTCGGGCGGCCGTCGTTGGCGACCCTGATCTCGTGCTTGCCATCGCCATCCAGGACGGCCGCCCGGTAGCACTGCATGAAGCGTTCGTCGGGGTCGATGGGCGACAGGCCCAGACGCGGCCCGACGCCGCCCATGATCATGTACGCCAACTCGAAGTTGGCCCGGCGGATTTCGAGCCTTCGTTCAGGCGCTACGCGGCTGCCGTCCGGGTTGAGGTCAGGGCCGCTGTAGCCCATCGAGTCAAACTCATCGTGGGCGTAGTGGCCGGTCGGCTGTGTGATCAACGTCGTCGACTCGGGCTCTCCGGCGACCGCCTTCACCGCCTCGCTGATGCGGCGCTCAAGGTCGGCCTCGCGCTCTTCGTCTCGCTTCTCAAGGCGTTCCAGCGTCGTGGTGAGCTTCTCGATTGCGCGGACTCCGGGGTCTTCGCCTTCCGGTTCCGGATCGGGCTTCGGCTCGGGGTCGGGGTCGGTCTTGACCTTCTCGTCATCTGCCATGTCGCAATTCCTCCTGTATGCGTTGTTCCGTCTTGCCAGTTTCTCGCGCGAGCACGCGGGCGATCAGGTCATCGACCTTCGGCCTCAGTGCCCGGTTCGCAATGTAGACAGCCACCTGCTTCCCGACATGGGAATAGGCGTTCGATGCCCGGCGGGACCCCACAGGCTCCGGCTCCGGTTCTGGGTCGGGGATAGGTTCCGGCTCCGGAGCGGGGGTAGGTTCCGGAGCCGGCAGAAACTCGGTGAAGTCCACGTCGCCGCCGTCGGCCCGCTTAATCAGCGCCTTCGGGTCGGCGGGGATCGTCACAAACGACCACTCCAAGAGCTCCTGCTCGCGGAACACGAGCACTTCCCGCTCGGCCTTACCCTTGCCGACCTTCATCATCTCGGTCTTGCGAGGCAGCCAGCGGACGGATGTGGCGTTGACGAACCCGGCCTTGACCTTGCGGAACATCTCAGCGCCCATCGGGTCGTCGAGGTCGAACTCCGCAACGGCGGTCAGCTTCTTTTCGCCGGCGTTGCGCTCGACCGTCCGGGCGAATGGGGGCATCGAGTCGTCGTGCATCCACAGCACGACGGGGTTCTTGTCGTAGTTGCGGAAGTCCCACCCGGCGGGGTCGATAATCGCGCCGTCGCGGGCGATGTCGCCGGTGGAGATGATGGCCGTTACGCGGCCTGAGTCCGCATCGATGTCGCGGAGGTAGCCGTAGCTTTCCAGTCGCTTATCGGGCAAAGCAAAGCCTCCGTGCCCTGAATGAGCACGGAGGCTACTGGCGGCTTACGAGCACGCTGGCTACTGCCGATAATTATTCGCCCTCTTTATGTAGTTGTCAAGGGGGGTTAGGTGGACACCGTGAACGCCACACGGCAGCGCGGGCACACCACCCTGAGCGCGCCTTGCAGCGATTCGGCCACCTTCTTGCCGCACGACGGACACCGGACGGAGACGGCCTGTATCATCTCGCCGCCGCTCCTACGGACCCGTTGGGCTTCGCGCCATTGGTAGAGCGCGGCAATTCAGCCTGCGGCTCAAGCTTGCAACGGCATCTCGGATGTGGCGGGGGAGCCGCGTAGCCGTTGTTGAACATACGCCCCAGGGGTATCACGCCCTCGTCTTCCGCCGACCGGCACACCGCGCAGACGTTTGAGTCGCCCGCCGTCAGCCACCGCTTGCCCTCGAACCCCTGAGACGTATACGCCTTCAGCGATCCCTCACCAAGCGCTCGCGTCGTCTCCGTCCGCGCTATCGCCTCAGCCCGTGACGCGCTGAACGCGTAGTCCTCCCTGAGCGTCTTGGCCATTGTCTGGAGGCTGTCGCCGTTCTCAATCGCACCGGCTGCCAGCTTCTTCACCGCGTCCCGCGTCGTCTTCGTTACGCTCTCGCGCCCGCTGAGGCTCAGCAGTTCGCCCGCCCGCGCCTGCGCGTACCGCGCGGCCACTTGCTGCACCGACAGTAGCGGCGTCTCCACGAACCCCGCCTGCTCCAACGCGGCGATGAAGGTGATGATAATCTCCTCCGCGACCTCCGCCCCGTAGCGACCCAGCCAGTCCCAGCTATAGGTGTCGATGTCCCCAATGGCACGTCCGCCGCCCATGTGCCGGATGATCGCCTCGACCTCGCGCGACAACCGCCGCTCCCAGCCGCCCTCTATGTTGCCCTCTGCGTCATCGAGAACGGAGCGCGAGAGATAGCGGGGCGGCTCTGCCGGCGGACGCGTGCCGAGCGGGGCGAGCTTGCTATCCAGTAGCGGCACGTCGCCCCACTTCACGGCGTCCATGCCCTCGCGCTCTCGCACTTCGTTGATGCTGATGACGCCCTTGTCGAGGTAGAGCCCGTCGATCTCGGCCTGTAGCTTCCTGTCAGGCTGCAAGGCGGGGATGTTGTCGGCGGTCACCGTGAGGAAGTACTCCGGGCCGAAGTCCGGCTGGACGAAGAAGCGGTTCAGGCTCTCGACTATCGCCTGGTTCTCCTCGACGATCATCTCCCAGAAGTCCCGCAGGTCGTGCTGGACGTTCTCGAACGTCCTCTGCCCGCCGCCCATCAAAGACACGCCGATCTCGAACACGCGGGCGACCTCGTCCACCGTCCACCGCTGCTGTTCGAGGAACTCCATGTCCTTGTGCGTGATGTTCGTCTCAAGCGCCTTGAACTCACCGCCGAACACCGCCGCGCGGAACGCCTTGTCGGTGCCCCGGAACTTGCGCTCGATCTCCTTCTCCAGCCGGGCCACCTCACCAGGCCCGGCGTCCATTGCGCTGAATATTTGCCCGACGTGGGTGTTGTTGTCGAAGAAGCGCTGGTTAAAGCGCTTCGCCTCCATGCCGGTGTCGAGCTCCAAGCGGATCGCGCCGATGGGAGACAGTGCGTTCAGCGGATCGCGGGGGTCGATCATGTGCGGGAACCAGACGACCTCTTCCGCCGGGGCTATCTCCTCGCGGCCATCGTCCAGCCGGCGCTTCCAGCCCGCGGCAACCCACGGGCGCTTGGGGTCGCGCACCGGCGTGACCTGCTCCGGCAGCCATATCTCGAATTCGCGCACTGTGCGCAGCCGGTCTCTGCGCTTGATCCAGTAGGCCTTCCCCGCCGCCATCTTGTGCTGCTCGATCAGGCCGAGCCCCTGCGTCCATGTGAGCTGGCCGTTCATGCGGTCAAGGGCTTCGAGCACCGGGTGCTCTTCGACCTCCACGTTCTCTTGCCCGTCACGGCGCATGAGCGCAATGCGCGGCTTCGCGATAGCCCTTACGCGCTTGCGGATCGCGGCGTAGACCGCGCCGTAGACCGCCTGCATGTCGGCGTTGGAGCGGGACATGCGGCGGGCTTCGGGGGATGCTAGCTGGGATATGAGCAAGTCGTGGTGCTGCCACTCGCCGTCCTCGACCCATGCAGCGCGCTCAGGCGCGGCGGGCTGGCGCCCGAATATGCGGCGCAGGAGCGAGGGGCGCTTGGACTCGACGGGGATCAGCGCCACGGTGCCTCCATTTATGCGACCCTCGCTTCAGCGGTAGATAACCCAAGATCGCGGCACATTTTAAGAATCGAGGTCAGGCCACGGGTGGCGAGAAGCCTGTCAGCTACATCATGCGACACGGACACATAATCCCAGCCACCCACCTCGTTGTACACCTGCGCTTTAACGGCGAGGGTGTATGGCTGGGCGATGGCGATTGCGGCGGGGTTGGCGCTTGGCGCGTCCAAAATGTGGGGGGTAAGGACAATGTCGGCATTCGCCCTCGCCCATATCTGGTAGTAATGCCACTTCGTGTCAGGTGTAGATAACCACAATTCCCGCGTCCACGTCCCACCGTAATGCTTGATCGCAGCCGCGACACTGGAGAATACTCCGTCCACGCCGCGCTCCTCGTATGCGCCGGACTCCGCGATAAACACTGTCGACAGGCAGTGCGTCGCGGGGATCAGCGCCACGGTGCCTGCTCAATCTGGTCGAACACGAATGGGCCCTTAATCTCGCCGTCAGCCAGTCCCGCAAGCGCCCCTGCGTTGTAGTCGTCGCTGGCATTATTCCACAGCCGGAGTGAGGAGACCGGGTATTCAACCTCGCGCTCGTCGCCACATTCGCAGGCGAAGATTTGACGGGGCGATCCAAAGAACGTGATCTCGGTGTAATCATGCTCGTGATTCAGCATCCACTTGAGCCACTGGATATTGAGAATGGCGTTTGCCGCAGTGAGGGGCCGCCGGATGTCGGCCAGTGCTTGCAGTGGATTCACTCCACCATCTCCACGTCCAGCCGAATCTTCCGGCCGCACTCGCACCGCCACGGCGTGCGCTCCACTGGCCCGGCGTCCATCGTCACGGGCAGGTCGTAGTCCTTGCCCTTGAGCCGCAGGGCGCGCTTCGGCCCGCAGGCAGGACACCGCGCCTCATCGATGCGGACGAACGTCTTGGGTGGCAATCCTAACTCTCTTCATCAAAGGCCCGGAGCTTCAGGCGGCCCAGCGCCTCCGTGGCCTCGGCTATAAATCGTTGCAATTGCTCAACGGCCTCCGCGTGAGGACACCCTTCATCTTCCACGCTTGCAGCAACTACCCACTTATCGCACTGATGGGGCAAGTGGACTCGCCACATATCATCATCGAACCTCTCGACTCTGAACTCATACATCCCCATCTCCCTCGGGATTGCTGATGCCAAGTATACGCCGCAACCTCCAAAAACCATAGCGCAAAGCATCACAACCATGTGAAAAAGCGTGGTTCGCCGGATCGGGGTCGGGCCGGGGGTCGAAGCTGCCGTCGGCCAGCTCCCGCGCGCGGTAGTTCGACAGGCAGCGGACCGTCTGCTTGCACCTTGGGTGCACGAAGTACCGCCGCATGTCCCGCCCTGACAGGATCGCCGCCCTGAGCACGTCCTGTCCCGCCTCCACCTCATGCTTGACGATCTGCGGCCGCGCGGCGTTTATCCCGTGGGCCTTGAACTCGCTCCGCAGTTGCACCGCCGACGGGTCGCCTATCGCCTCCGGCCAGACGGCTGGCCATTCCTCGGGCCAGTCGTTCGTCTGCCAGTGCTGCCCCCACGCTGCCATGTCCGGGCCGTCGTAGTCTGGCAACTCCAATACCCGCCGGACGGCGGCCAGCACCCAGTCCCGCTCGGAGCGGTTCGAGCCGGCAAGCTCATCGAACTGGTAGAAAGCGTCGCCGCGCTGCTGAACCATGGCGATGTGCGTCGGGTCGGTGAAGCCCCAGTCGTAGAAGAGCCACACCTGTCCTTCTCCGGGGACGTAATCCGCTGAGTCCGTGATGTTCTCCGGGCCGAAGGGTGCGTAGATCAGGGATTTGGCGTCCGGCTTCAGGCATAGGTGCTGGGCCTCCCACGTGTCCCGGCCTACGCGGTTGTACAGGCGGACGATCTCCGCTTTGGAGCGCCAGCCGTCGGCGTCCACCGCGCGGCCCTCGCACCACTGCCACAGCGGGCAAGCTTCGGCTTCGCAGTCCGGCCGCCCTTCCTTGCCGTCGCAGGGCTCCATCGTCTCGAATACGCACCACTCTATAACCGGCGTCCCGGTCTCCGCCGCCTCGTCCAGCGCCCTCTGCATGAGGCCCAGCCCTGATTGCCGCGTGGAGGTCGCCAGGAACTGCCCGCCGTGGCGCTCGCCCGTTGCGTTCGTCCACTCCACCGGCATGCTCTTGCTGTTCTCGTATGGCTGGCGCTTGCCCTGCTCAAGCTCGTCGTAGCTGGCGAGGTGAGGGTGCCCGCCCTGCGTCTGGGCTTCCGTGCCCGGCAGGATTTCGATGCGCGACCCGTTCAGCCATACCGTCTCCCCAATGTGGGGGTCAGGGGCCTGTTCCCGGAGGTCGGGGTGACGCAGGCCCGCCGTGTAGTAGGCGTAGGCCCGCTTGGCCTGGATTTGGATCGCGCCGATATGGGACGTCTCGAACCCCGGCTTCCAGTATCCGTTGGCGAGGTGGAGCGCGGCTGTGTCGAACGTCTTGCCGCCGGCGCGGTTGGCCAGGACGATGGCCTCGGTCAGTTCGTGGTTGAAGAACCGCCACACGAAGTCAAGCGGCGCATTGTGGTTGTCACAGACGGCCTTGCCGGGGATGCGGTGTCCGGTGTGCGCCTCAATCCATTCGCTGAGGCTCTCCGGCGTCGCTGGGCGCGTCTCGGGGGTCTTCGTTCGGCTCGAGGGCCGCGAGGACGCGAGTAATCCGCTCGGCCATAATCCCGTGAAGGACGCCAGCCTCATGGGGGCCGTATCTCTTGAGCCACTCTTCGTCAGTAAAGGCCCGCGCTTGAGCCGCCAGTGTTCGGAGACTTTGAGCGACGTACTCATAGACGAGTTGCCCCAGCTCCTC